TACGATAAACAGCTTCAATAGCCTTGCTAATTTGTTTTCTTATGTCATTATCTACAGTGTTCGTATAAACGCGTTTTACAGGGATCGAGAACGTAAATTCCGCCATTCTCTTAACTTGTAATTTCTCAAGCCCAACGATAATTCGAGCAGACGCATCCACCTGTCCATCACTTCGTACCTTATCTCTCAACGTGGTCGTGTCTGTCAGTATTGGGTGGAGTGTAGGCTCGTAGTCTGTTTTAAGCCTTTCCCACTTGGGCACAGAAATTGACTTTTCTTTTAACTGTGAAATAATCTCTGATGGGTTTGGCCCATTAAAGTCTATGGAAAGAAAATCTACCATGATAGCTATACTTGTAATTACACCTACAAATATAGCAAAATATATTTGTTTATCAAATATATTTGTAATTTTCTTTTTGGAAAAAGTGCGCCTATCTTCACAGACAAACGCACTTGAATTTAATAACAATTAAATCATAAATATTTGTCAATGAGCATTTTTTTTGTGTCTTTCATTATTTCGTCAACATTTATCCCAAGTTGTCGATAGAAATCACCATGCCCTGACAAGGTTTCATGAGCTATCTGAATACTTCTCTTCTCCTCCTTATTGAAACCAAACCTAAATGTCTTTAATATTGTAAGGGCGTCTTTGAAATGCCCTGCTTTCAACAAAGCCCTTACCCTGTCAGTCTTTTTGTATAAACTCATGTTTAAAAGTATGTAAAATCTCTTTTTTTGTAGAACCTTTTAGCCAGCAGTTAGCATAATCAAGTGTGCAATCAATAGGCCTAACTCTTAGTCTGAACAGTCCTATTATATACACAAAGTTCTCTCTTACTCATCTTTTTTGCAAAGGTAAATGTAGAAATTAATTGACTTTCTTACCTTCAACCTACTTTCCGTAGGCAAACAAATCATTTCTTGTTATAGTTTTCATTTCCATGCTGTCATTATTTTGGTTTCAATCCACATTAACAATTCCTCTGACGAACAAGTTATTTTCTTAGGAACTTTTATCTTTCTATTTTTCTTACCAATCACTCGACAGTAATCTTTGAAAAAGATAATCTCAACCGTTTCTTTTCGTGCAAGCTGATTTAACTCTGAAAACTTGTAGCAAGGTACGCTTGTAGCTATGTTTGCTACATCTGAATTAAGATAAATTATTATTGATTTCATTGCTCTTTTATATCAATTTTAGGCTTAATGGTCAATCTTACTTTGACATCTGAGAAAGGCTCAACATCTGTATAGCCTTATTAGATGCTTCTTTATAAAAATCATCTTCAAAAAGAATTTTATAAGAAAGACAATTTTGCATATGCTGTTCTTCAGTGTTCAACTTATAGCTTGATACCAATACATCTGCTAAATCTTTTGTGGTAAACGTTTGACTTTTCATTGCTCTTTGTTTTAATTGTTATTATTATTTTGATAGTGTAAAGGTAGTCATTTTGTTTGAATTTACCAAATGTAACTGCCTAAAAATCAAACGATTACATAATATTTAACTTTTGAAACACAAAAAAATAGTGTGCCTATCCATCACGGACGAACACACTAAGAGCAATGAAATCGTCAGAAAAACTGAGATTTCGCCACAAAATTACAAAATGTTTTGTAACAACCAAGCATCATCTACATAATCTTTGGCATTTGGGTAGAACGTGGAGGCCAAGGCATCAGCGATGTCAGGACTACGGCCGAGCCTTGACTTGATGTCTTCTTTCGGTTCAATGATGATCTTACCACTACTTTGGAAAAACCAATGCACCTCGGTCAGCTCCGCATCCAGTTCTTCGCAGGGTGGTAAGGCGGGGTTAAACCCATTCTTGGGGTTCAGCCAGTCCCTTACAGCCCAATAACAATAAGCGCGCATATTGGCAAATTCATATTGCCCAGTGATGTCGTGTAATCCCTTAGTGCCCTCAGAGAACTTACACGAGTAGGCATTAGTATATCCAAGCTCTTCAAGGCGAGCAAAAACCCCAGCACCTTCACCTATTGTGTCAATGAAAACCTTTGCCTTTCCATCATGTAGCCATTGTACGGCTTCGCCAGCCACTTTCATATGGTCTGCCTTACCTCCTGATTGGTGTATCTTTATCTCTGGCACGTAATTGCCATATCTAGGCACAAAGCAACTGCTGTCACGTCCCATACCAGCGACATCCACACCAACGAGCGGATGTTTTCTTGAAACAAACTTATCCGTTTGCAGTTTCTCCCATCGTTCATGAGCCAACTCGCACCATTCTAAGGGTATGAGCGTGTCTTCGGTTACTTTCGGGAATAGCCCTAACACCTTTACGCGAAAGAGGTCATTAGGGCGATAGCATATCCCCTCAAACTCGAAATCTCCTTCTCCTTCATTAAAATCGTCCCTGTTAACGATGGAACACCAGTTTGAAACCTTGTCTTTTACCCATCCATAATCGACCTGTCCAGGGATAATGTCCTTCTTCTTGATTACGTTCTCGGCATTGAGCGAGTTAAGGCGAAACTTCTTAAAACGAGATGACTTCATTGCCTTAGCGGCATATCCTGTCGTGACATTTGGGTTAAAGACAATCAGTAGACGAGAGTTGCCCTGTAAGTTTCCCTCTATGGCGTTGAAGGTAGTTTCGCTAACGCCTGACGCCTCAGTCACAACAAACATTGTATTAACTGCATGGAAACCGGACCAAGCCTCAGTATTGTCATCTGATGCCTTGAACGCAGTCAAGAACCACTCTGCGTTATTCGTCCTTATCCCGTCAGAAAGCATCCTGCCTGGTAAGACTTTCGCCCTTCTAAACAAACGACTTATCTCTGGTATCATAATATTCGTACATTGGCGGCCCGTTGGTGCAGTGAGGGCTATCTTGGTGTTTTTCACCAGCTCGTGCTTATCATTCCATCTGGGTGTGAGGTATAGGAAACACATGGCTGCGCAAGCGGCAACGAAATCCTTACCACGGCTCGTTCCGCTTGCAACTGCAACCATCTTATGGTCTTGTAAGGCTCTAATTATATCCTGTTGTTCTTTGTCAAGCCTTACACGTAGGACTTCCTTGCAAAATAAGTTCCAGTCATTTCTCCATCGCGCTAAACTTCTTTGTCCCTTATTCTTCGTCATCATCGTCAGACAACGACTCCATAAGTTCTTGGAAAGGATTCGCATTAACGTCGTGTTCTGTACGCTCAATGTAACCGCGTTTCTTCCCCTTGGTTTTTAAGAAGAAAATCAGAGAAGTTGTATCGCCATCATTAATTTTCTCCACCAGCTTAGATTCTGCAAAATCCAACAGGGCTTCGTCTGCCTCGCTGATAAGTTCTTGCAGCCTCTTAGATTTAGACTTCCTATTGTAAAACGTTTGTCTCGTGATGTCCAAGGCTCTACAAGTGGCAGATATGTTACAACCTTTCTTTTCGTATAACTCAACAATCTTCTCAATCGTAATGTTATGTTTCATATATCTTTATCTTTTTGCAGTTGAAAGAATCTTTTTAATAATATCCCCATAGCTAAAATTTCCACATAGCGACAGACATTTGCTAAAATGGTCTGTTGGGCCTAACCCAGGGAATAGGTTAAAGTCAATCAAATACGGTTTCCCGCTTTTGTCTATCCTGAAATCGATCCTCATATAATGCTTACACCCTACAGCTTTAAATGCTTTTTTCGCATATTCTATAAGCTTAACATTGTGGCAAAAGGAACATATTTCCTCTTCTGACATCTTGGCCACATGCGTCATGATGTTGTTGGCTGTACTTAATCTTATTGATATAGGGTAAACCTCCACATTGCCGCCTTCATTCTGCAAAACGGCTACGGTAGCATCTTGTCCGTCTATAAACTTCTCAATGATGGGGTACATGCCCTGTGACTTCAGCTCCTCAACCTTACTTTCCACTTCTTGTATTGTGTGACAAAGGGATTTCTCATCAACCCCATTGCTGTCTTCCCCCAGCAGTGGCTTGACAAAAACAGGATATTCTGCATTCTTTTCGTCATCAACGCTTATCGTGACTGGATATGGTATACCCTCTTTGCTAAGAATATAATCCTTTACGGCATCTTTGTTCTTAGTGTAAAGAATTGTAAAATTAGATTCGGCAGTGTGTCTTGCCCCACTTTGTTCTATCTTCTCTATCACATGAACA